CTTCCAATTTTCTTTGCAACACTTTTTCCATCTATCTTATCAAGCGAGTCTGTAATTTCACTAACTGCCTTAATTCCTACAGATGAAACACTATCAAACGCTGGTTGTAACTTATTGCTGACTGTTTCTGTCAGTCCATCCATTGCCTGACCAACCGTTTTATATTCTGTTGCCATCTTCGTAAACTGCTTATTTGTTCCCGTCTTGGCTACAGCATTGAAAAAGTCTTCTGTTGCTATTTTGCCATCCTGGACATCTTTAATCATCTGCTGGGTAGATTTTCCCATTGTCTTCGCAACCGCTGATACGCCAGCAGGAGTCTGTTCAACCATGAGTTTAAAGTCTTCCCACTGCACTTTCGGCTTTGCCGCCATCTGGGTAGCCTGCTGCGAGAGTGTCTTCATCGCCTGCTGTGGGTCTTCGGCGGCAGAGGCGAGTCCTCCAAAGCCTTTTACCAGTTTTGTAGTATTCTTTGTTCCTACCGCCGCAAGCTGTGCATATGTGGATGCCATATCGGACGAATTATAAATGGTCCGTTCGGCAAACTTCTGTAAGTTTTTTTGTACCTTCGTGATCTGCTTTGTAGTTTTACCAGAAATCGTCATATTGCCCGTAAAGGTCTTCCAGGTTGCACTGGATTTATTCATTCCAGCAACAAGGCCAGACAAATTGCTTGTAACTGCCGATACTGCTTTGCCTCCCGCTGCCGCAAAAGCTCCAAAGCCGATTCCTTTTTTCAGTATTGAACCGAGGGATTCCGTAGACTTTTGTGCCGCCTTCATCCCTGCTGTAAAGCCTGCGTCTCTCGCACTAAGTATCGCTTCTACGCTATATGATTCTGACATTGGTCTATCCCTCCTCTCGCCTTAATAACTGCTTTACTTTTGCAAAACGGTCCGTTTCTTCTTTCATGATCTCCTTCAGCCTTGCTTCACGATTGTAAAATTTCTTGAACGTAGTAAAAACAGGCTTTCCTGATTTTTTCCTTGCTCTCGCTTCAAAATTCAAGAATGCCTGCAGATGATTTCTATAATCTTTTTCTTCCTGTTGTAATTCTATTGCTTTTCTTAATAATTTCCATTCAGGAATGGTGAGTCTGTCTACTTCCTCAAAACTCTTGAACCCTAAGTACTGAAAACATTCAAGGGCTATCTGGCTGTATATCTCTTCAAAGTCTTTTACTTCTGTTTCTTCTCCGCTTTCTTTGCTTTCGCTGCTTCCAGTTCTGCCGCTTTCTTCTGCTCCTCCATCATCTTCAGTACTTCCGCTGTGATTTTCTTCGTAGCATTCGCTGACTTTAAAAAATCAATTACCTGCTTGAATACATTTTCTATATCTGTGTTCTCATCCTCGATATAAGAATCAATATCTTCTTTTTTCAAGCGAGGCTTCTGATCCTTATTTGCAATATATAAAACATCGCACAAAGTCTCAACATTTCCATCCAGTAACTCGCCAAATGCATACTGCATTCCAATGTTCATTTCCTTGCCTGGAATGTCTTTTACCGGAATTGTTGTCATCTTATTTATTTCTCTTAAGAATCCCATTCCAAATTTAAATTGATATACCTGTCCATTTATTTCTAATTCAAACATTTATTTTTCCTCCTAATTAAGCCCCTACTGCTGGTGTATCCGTAAAGGCATATGCCTGTTCCTGCTGGTTTTCTGTAATTGTAACTTCTCCCTTTTCTCCCGCACCCTCTGCACCGAAGGTTAAGGAAACTTCAACGAATTCATCTGCATTTGCCGTATATTCAAGCTCTGTTAAGTACGCCTGGAAATACCGGCCTTTAAATTTATTCGCTTTGCTCTCTACTGGTTCCATCAAATTCACTTCCCAGACTTCAATTTTTCCTCCGTTGTCTAATGCATCTTCCAGATCATCAAGCAGAGTGTCTCCTTTTTTTAAGATGCTTGTCGCTGTGATTTCTGTTTCTAATGCTCCCGGTGTTCTGATGGAACCGTCTTTTGTTGCTGTACTGTCGGCATCCCTGCTCTTTGTTCGTCCGTTTTCTGTTGTGAATGCCAAAGTTGCACCGGCTGTTGTTGCTTTTTTTGATAAGATTCTATACAAATATACAAGCTTCTTGCCCTGTACTGCCTCGTTTGCGAAAAGCTGTAAATCCAATCTTTTCATCTATGTACCTCCTAATTAAACTTAAATTCTAGTTCCAATACCCCATGAAGTAGGGGCTGTTTTGTTGTTGTGTCTGCCAAAATTCTTTGGTCCATGTTTTGAATATTCCATCCGAAGTTTTTTGTTGACTGTAACTTATAGCAGATATTCTTGATTCCTAATAAGATGCCCGATACTGTCCCTCGCTGTCTTGGACTATTGTGCCAGACATGGATTGTCTGAAAGACATTTCCGAATGCTGTCGTTTTGTTTCTATCGTCCGTCTGATGCGAATCTGCAAGATAGATAAACGGATACGGTGTTCCTTCTGGCGGAAGGAATGAGTCATAAATCCCGATATCTGGATACTTTTCTTTTAATGCTACCAGCAAATAGGAAAACAATTCCTGCTGTGGGTCCATGCTTCTCACCTCATTTCACAAGTTTATCCATGTCTTTTTTAAAGAGTTCTTTTTGCTCTTCCCAGCTTGGTCTTACAAATGGTTCTGCCTGCATGAATCTGGTTCCATATTCTACATAGGGGGCGTAATCTGTTGTCGGTCCTACCGCTGCTGTCATCCCGTCATCCCGTATCTCTGTATTGATGCTATTGGCCGTATCACCAGTCGTATACCCTTTTGTAAATGCTGTCGTTGTCTTCCGCTTCATCTTTTTATTCAGTTCATCCCCATTGACCTGAACCACTCTTCTAACATCACTTAAATTACAGTTTGCTTTCAGCTTTCTCTGGAGTTCATCCAGCCCTATCATTTTGATTCCTGACATCAAGCCACCTCCGACACAATAAACGTCTGCTTTGTCCGAAGTTTTCTTGTGTAATCAACCTTATAGATCTTTTCACCAATACGGATGTGATCAAAATTTTCTTTATAATGATTCCGAATGTGTAATGTAAGACTTCCCTGCTTTATGCTGTCATAGACTAATTTAAGCATCTTTGTTTGTGTGTCCATGACAGATGCATATTTTAATGTCTCCTGAATTTTATCCTCTTCATAATTTCCCGTATCGGAATCATATGCTCCTGGGACTCGTTTCTGAAAAAATACTTGTGTGCCGTACCTCATAAGAATTTGAATCCCCCTTTTCTTTTGTTCTTGTTTCGTTCGTCAAGATAAGCATTGATATCGTCCATATATCCTGAGAAATCATTATCAGACCAAGAAAGGCTTTCTCCCTCAACACTGTGGGAAGAAAGCCCTTCTGAACCAAGCTTGTTATACCGGATGATTGAAACGTCTAAAAGAATATAATCCATCTCATCTGGCGGATCTAATCCGCCAAGGAGAAACTTCAACCGTTTCTTTGTCCCTGTAAGGATTAATGTCAATCTTCGGTCAAGACTATGTTCTTCTTCTGGGAGTCCTAATAATTCCTTTAAATCGCTTAATAAAACGATGTCTGTCACTGTGCATCACCTTCCTGTACCACTTCAATCAGAGGCTCTCCTCTTGCGTTTTCTGCTCCAAGAAGTTCTTTAATTCGTTTTTCATCTACTTTTTTGCCCTGTCGGGGGTATGTGTCCCCGACAGAATACTCATGATAAATTTTTCCTTCTTTGATTTTCTTATAATCTGTCAAATCTGCAAATTCTTTGATCACCCTATACATTTACGCACCCGCTTTCGATTTTACCTCTGTCTTTCCCGCACCAACAACTTTATACTGGGAATCACATTCAGCGATTACAATCTCTTTTCCAGTCTCTGCTGTGACATCGGAGGTTCCGTCCCATACAGTCCAGCCTTTTACATTCTGTCCTTTTACTGGCATATCAAGGTTCTCCCCAACTTTATACTTGTATGTATTGCTATCAGTAGCTGCAGGTGTTACGGCAACCTTAGTATCTCCTGCTTTTGTTCCTGCTGCACTGGTTACTTTTAATGCCTTTAAGGAACCGGCTGTTAATTTCGCAAATGCTTCATCTTTTACGATCATAAAACCGACATCCATTGTTACCCTTAAGGCTACTAATTCCTGCTCGAACAGATTAACCGGTGTTCCATCGGCATTGGTCAGTGTTGAAAGCTGTGCCGATTCATCTAACTTGTAACTCATGCCAAATGGGATTCCATAATACATATAGTCGAAATCACCGGCATATAATGTTCCTTTGTCAAGTGACTTAAGGTCTGTAACCGGCATTCCGTCAATGGTATTATTTCCCCTATCGTAGATTGATTCGATAACAACACCGTTCTCGATCTTATGTGCATTTCTTAAAGTGCTTCTATTTCGTTTTGTAGAGATAAAGGCATTTGCATCGTAATCTTCGTCTGTCAGCAAGTCTTCCAGGGCAAGGATATTGTCATAGGTCAGCTCTCCATTGATTGTGTTTCCTGCTTTTTCAACAGAACCATCTACCGACTGTGGAAACGGATTTTCTGAATTTAAGATTGCCGCTGCATCAAACTTCTTATAGAATGCTTCTGCAATCTTCGGTTTCATAACTTCGAAAAAATCGGACATCTTATACTGGAGATATTCTCTTGAACAAGGGATGATTACACCAAGTTTTTTTGCAACCATCTTAATATTTAACCACTGTGCCTTCGATGTCTTGATCTTTTCGCCTTCACCTACCCAGTAAGCACCTGGTCCTTTTGCAAAGTATTCAAATTTCTTTTCTTTGCCATCCATTTCTTCATACTTTGCAAGCTGCATGACCTTACTGTTTTCCATAACATCTTTTAAAATAAGCGTATTGTATTTTTCCGGGATTGTTCCATCCTTTTTCTCATACATTGTTACATTATCCGGATTAAATTCCGAAGCAAATAACTGTAAATCTAATTTTGTTTTATGCATTTTCTCTATCCTTTCTTTTATTTAATGATTCTGCTCTGTTTTGCCATTGCCGCAATACTTGCATTTCTACTTCTGCCTCCGGCATGAGTTCCTCCGCCATCATGTGGAGGAGTCTGTCTCGCCTTGGCTTTGATTGCCTCAGAGATTTCTGCATCCCAAACCTTTTTAATGTCTGCGATTGCTGTCTTGATCTTCTCTGCATCCATAATGGTTGCTAAAGACTCTGCAAAGCCTAACGGAAGAGATTTCTCCTGAAGCTCTCTCTGAACTTCTACAAGAAGCTTTTCCTGCTCAAATTTCGCCTTTTCTTCTTCAAACTCTCTTCTCTCTTTATTGCGAAGATACTCTGCTTTTTCCGATTCGGTCATCTGTGCAAGCTTTTCTGCTTCAGAGAGCTTATCATCCGTCAGTGCCTTCCACTTTGCCTGTTCATTTCCTACAGCTGTATTCACTGCTTTCTGTACTCTGCGGTCAAACTCTGCCTGATTCCCTTCCTGTGCTAAAAAATCATCAAAGCTACGGGGTTCTTTACTCCCTTCGCCGCCCTGGTTATTTCCGTTTGTTCCTTCCGCTCCGGCTCCGCTGCCGTCTCCTGCGCCGCCACCGTCTCCTTCTGCGAATAACTGTAAGTCTAATTTGTATTTACTCATATTGCTCCTTTCTGTACCGCTCCGTACTAAGTCCGACCGTCACTCTGGGTAGTTTAATGTCATTTCGGACAAATAATAGTTACATAACTTTTACATTGTTTGGAAATTCATTTGCTATACTGCAAATACCAAGAAAAAAAGAATCTATCAGAATTTTTGTTTGTTCTGATAGATTCCCAAAATCTAAATTTATGATTACTTTTCCTGACTCTATTACACAAGCAATCTTGTCCTGTGTCAAATTCTGAATAGAATTAACTAAGTTCTGTGTGAGCATAGAAACTGCTGCACATGTAATGTCTTCCCCTTTTTTTGCAAGGCCAGCGTGTCCTTTTACTTTAATTTGATTTTTTCGAACACTTACTTCAACCAAAAGAAGTCCTCCTTTCTTTCCGGTCATTCCCCGCCGGTGGGAGATAATCTGGATCACCTCCTATTTGAATCCTCATCGTTTATCCCTCTTATTGCCACTTCCATAAATGTCACTACTATATTTTTACTTAAATTCCATACAGAATAAACGTAAGCCATAGTTAATTCTAAATGAAATATATCCAGTTCCTTAATAAAGATCGGTAATGCAATCCATGCACTCCTGCAGAAAATTGTCATAAAGCAAAAATAAAACATGATTTTTATGCAGTCTCTGATTCTGAGTTTAGCAATTATATTTTTCTTCATTATTTTTCCTTTCTTGCGCCGGCGCAATTAAACCATTAAGTCTATATTTTCCATTACTGCTCTCGCTTCAAGTACCGCCATATAATCTGCCATAGCTTTAAGCTGCATATTGTAAGTGCTGCGTGGGCAAGTAGGTTCAAAGGCAAGCGTTCCCTCATCCCATTTCTTAAGCATTTTTCTTAATCCGTCAAAGCGAATCTCTAACTGCTTATATTCTGCTTTAAAACGTTCCTTATAATCTTCGCTCATCATACCCACTGCAGTTGCTGGAAGCTTATCCTCATCATATTCTCTGCAAGCCGCTTCAAACACTCCTGCAGGAGACCAACTCTCATAACCATCTGGGTATTTTACCAGATAGCCTTTATCTTCCGGATTTTCGTCCGCTGGAATCTGCCAGCCTCTGTAATTATTGTAATCTCCTCTTGTCATTGGTTTTGCTTCAATTACTTTTGTTCCAACATACTTTTTCATGTTCTCTTACCTTCCTTTTCTTAAAAATAAGTATAAAAATGCCACCAATCGCAATGATTGATGGCATTATTTTTGATAATAAGTTTTGATAAAGCTGTCCGCTCTATATTTCGTTGCTATCTGTCCATTATCAAAACTTACAAGTATTGATAATGTAAATAGAATAATAATTATTATGATCTCGTCTTCCTATCACTCTACGGAATAATTATACCAAGGACTGCCGATAGGATTACATTAAATGTTTCTGCGCAATATTCCTTTGCCTTTTGCATCCTACTGTTTTCTTCCAAGAACTGCACTCCTTCAAAGGTAATCTCAAATGGTCTATCTGTTTGCACTGTTGGAGCATCTTTGGTATTGTCAATGACTTGAAATCCTGTAATATAGCCTTTACGCACTAACGTAATAATGATTTTACACCAATAGCTCTGTGGAATATCAAACAATTTTGATTTCCATGTAAAGTCTTCCAGCCTTGCCTCTTTCCCATTCTTCAGACATTCATATAAATATTTTAAAATCTTGTACATGATGACTTCCATATCATTTTTTGCCATATTCGCACCCCCTTTAAAATATCATGTTTTCTCTATTTTTCTTTTCCAAATTTTTTCATTAGATGCAATAAGTCTTTTCTTGATTTTTCCTTTTCTTCTTCTGTCATTTCAAACTCTCCTACCACTTCAAACTTTGGAATATCCATTTTTAACATTTTTTCTTTTTCTTCTTCTGTCAAACCTTTGTAGATATCTTCATATGCCATTTTGCTACATCTCCTCAACCAAAATCTGCCAACAGTTCTCAGCAAACACTTTATAAAGAATTTTAAAATGACTATTTCTTTCATATAGCACTTCTGCTTCATCTAAGCCAATCGAGCTAATATCCCGCCCTTTCTTGGCTCCTTGTATATATATCTTGATATCAGCTTCTTTATTATATCCTTCTCGCTTTGATGTACTCCAATATTGTTTTGTTGTAATAACTTTTCCTTCTCCATATTCTTCTATGACTTCTTTTATCCTTTCTTGTCTATCTGGAAAGTCAGAAAAGTCAATTGTCCTTAGGAGATCACCTTGATATTGAGGTACCTTTGATAATGCTGAATCCAATTCTTTCACAAATTCTCTTCCCTGCTCTGGAAGTTTGCTGATATCATCATACCTTCTTAATAAATCATTAATTCTATAAGAAGCAGAACTTTTATATTCAAAAAGTGTTCTCTTTTCTTTCTTCGTTAACTGCATCTTATCAGATTTACCAAGTGTTTTCAAGCGTTCCCACCCTTCTGTGGTTCCACCTTTATCAAGCCAATCTAGCCATGCATGATAATCTTCCGTATCATGAGCCGGACCAGTAGTACAATGACACTGAGGATGCATAGGTGGGGCATTTTCTCCCGGCATCATATCCGATACATCAAATATCTTCCCATCTAATCCTTTGCAGATCTTACAAGGATGCGGTCCCGTTGCCATATACTCATACTTTTCATTGCCATTCTTCTCATAAGATTGTTTTGCAACTTCTGTCTGTGCTCTTCGAAGCTCCGTAGTCATTAATCTCTCTGCATTATACTGAGAGACTCCAAATACTTTTCTGAGTCTTCTGGCAAGTTCCCTTGAGCCTTTCCCTTGTATTAGAGCTGTACGAAGATGTTTCTCTACCTCAAGTTTTAATAGTTCTTTCTGTCCCCAGATACGTTCCGAAAAGGTTGCATTGTGGAAGGATGCTCCTACGATTGCTTTCACCCTCTTTACTGTGTCTGCTTTTGTAATGGTCTTACCAAGAATACCGGCAAGCCGTTCAAATTCTTTCATGCTTTCATCAGTAATTACCTCATCGTAGTAATCCCGAAGCTTATCAAAGTCTCCTGTAAGTTCTAAAGCAATCTTTGCTTTCAGAAGTTCTAAGCGATTGACTTTCATTGTCATATTATAAAGCCGCATATCCTCATTCGCTTCTTTTGAGAAGTCTTTTGACTTTACATACTTCTTGGCTTTGCGGGCATATTCTTCAATATCAAGTTTAGATGCTCTCTTTTTTGCCTCTCCTATAGAGATTCCTTCCTTTTTTGCATACTTTACATAGAATGAATCTATCTCCTTTTGTACATCATCGAGCATATCTTCATATATCTCTTTGATTTCTTCCTGATATCCTTTTTCCCGTTTCGCACGTTCCTTTCTTGCCTGCTCCTCTCGTTCCTTCCAATACGAGCGACTATGATTCATCCGCTCTCACCTCTTCTTCTGCATTGCTCTGTACCGGAGAAAACATTTGATTCAATACTAGATCCGTTCTGTTTTCCTCTTCCTCCTCTTTTACTTTTTCCATTTCTACCTGTGCATCTTCGATGAAAGAAGCAAGCCCTAACAAGGTTTCCTGGCTAAACTGTGCTCCGGCATCCGCTAAAGCTTTCAGTTCTTCCAGAATGGCTTTTGGAAGATTTGGGGTAAAGACAATCTGTAATTCTCCTAAGTCTGCGTTATCCGCTTCTTGTACAAAATTCTTGATATTAAGAAGCAGGCGATAACGGCGCATCAATCCTTTTTTGAACCCTCTCTGGCTCGTTTTACATACCTGCTGGAAGCCAAAGAGTTTGTACTTCATCGCTTCTCCTGACTGCGTTCCGGCAAATGATTCATCCGTAAGGTCTGGTACGAAGGATATCTTGTGAATATCTTTCTGTAAGCGTTCTTTGTAGGCTTCCGCTCCCGTTACGTCATATTGTTTGTAGATGTACTTGGCATCTGTCTGCGTTTTACTCCCGTCCGGATTGATTCCATTACTCAAAAGCAGCATATTCGCATTTTTCATATCAATCATATCCTGGACAGTATATCTGTTCATATCAAGATCGCCTGTGATTGCAAGTGTTGCCTCGTTAAAATCACTCATATAGTTTGCAGAATCCGATTCCGCTGCATCGTAAAGATCTATTAAAGATGTGACATCCTCATATCCTCCCTGACGATATCTATCCGGGGAGTATTCTGTGATGGGAACCTCTCCCCAATAATGCCGCTCTCTGCTTTCTTCTTCCAGATTGAGAATTTTTACAGTAGTCGGTTTATATGTAATGGTCTCTGTATCTGTATAGACTGTTATGGATACCCTTTCTTCCTGTCCGATCTTGTACTTCGGATACCTTACAGCAAACAAAGGTGTGCGTTCTACATCCAGTCCATAACATACGAACGTCTCAAACACATTACTGATCACCGACCTATCCTCATCATTCTGGTTACGATACTGTAGTTCATAAGCCCTTCCATACTTGCGGAAATCTCTCCACAGCTCCGCATCCAGTGCTTCAATATCATTTACCCGGTCATATCCTTTTATCATCTCGTTAATCTTATCATCTTCGCTGACCTTCTTTATTGGAACCCCGGTGTTGTATCCTACATCAAATACATTGATAATCTTAGCAAAATTATGAGCTACTCTGTAATCTGCCTTTTCTTTTTCCGCCCTTCGCCGCTCTGCATTATAAATCGTTGGATTTCTGGCTTTAATATAATCATCTAATGCCGCAAGTCTTGGACACTGCACTTCATGATGATTCATTATCATTTCTCTTAACAATGCTTTATCACTCAAAATCTCTTCCGCACTATGAGCGCGATACGAGAAGTTGGCTTCCGGCCCATATCTCTGTTGTAAATTTCTTTCAGAACGATACACTGGTTTTGTATCTTTCTCAAATTCATTTACATGTAATGTTTCTTCACTCATCGCAACATACCTCTCAATCTCTTTGCGTTCTGTATCTGTTTTTGTGGAGTTTCTATCTCTCTTATTGTCATATCGGAGTAAATACCGTATCGGATCGCGCAAAGAACATCGTCATTCTCTTTTAATGGTTCTCCTGTGTTCTTTTTCCACACGTACTTATAAATCTCTTCCCGGAATCTCGGACATTCATCATAAACAATAAAGAATTTCTTTGTTGTCATAAGCGTTGCGACCGCTTCAATTCCTGACAATACTCTGTTGTTTGCCAGATATGCGGATATTCCCGCTTTCTGAAAAGCTGAGATATGCTCCGTTCTGGCCGGGTCACAATAAAAAGGGATGTTACCATATCTTCTGATAACATCCTTTGCTCTCTTTATCCATTCGCCTATATATTTATGCTGTGCTGCATATTCTTCTATGATGTAATACTCATCACCTTTTACTCCGATTACAACAATTGCTCCATAATGCTCCCAGCCCCAGTCCACACCAACAAAATACCGGTCAAATATTATCTTGTTTGCCTGTTCTCTCGTGATTACATGGACATTTCTATCAAATTCCGGATAAACAACTCCTTCTCCCGATACCCATAATCCATTAATACCTCTATCATAAAACATCCCTTTGGGGGTTGTTTCTTTGATCTGCTGCACATATCTTTCATCCAAGAACGTATTATCATCTAATCGGAAATGAAAGCTCATAATCCCAGCCGCTTCTGACTGGATGTAGTCTTTTAGTAGCCAATGTTCCGGATGGTCTGGGTTAGTATCGGCAATAATTCTTGCTCCTGGTCCGCTACATCTTGCTTTAATCTCATCAAATACTTCCTGATTTGCAAGTGATGTCTCATTAATATAAGCTCCAAAAGCTGTCATGCCTCGGATTCGTCCCAAGCCAGATATCGAACCATGAGAAGTCTGTACAATCCTTACACCAAATAATGTGAAGTTATTGTATTTATCAAACTTAAATTCAAATCCATATTTATTAGATAGCTCTATGAGGATGTTCTTCTGAATATTTGAAAAAGAATATCCTGCAAGAATGTATTGCGGAGTATCTATCCCAAGTTTATTTGCTATTCCTCGAACCCTCATGAGTTCTTGCAAAAATATATCATTGTCTAGCTGCGTTTTACCGCTACGTTTTGCTCCATGATTAATCAACATGAACCAGTCTGTATTCCGGCAGGCTTTCAGTATATCTATCTGCTTCTGTGTATAAATATTATTCAGGTTCAGCATCTAACTCACCGCCTATCGCTTCAAACAATTTTGCGACCTTATCTTCTACTGATACCTGATCATCAACTTTAGCTCGTGCCTTCAATACTCCTATTCTTGCTTTCTGTTCTTCCGTTGCAAGATCCATATGATCCGACAGCCATTGCAGGGCTTTCATCCTGTCAGCTAGTTTTATACTTGCTCCATCTTTTCCCTGCTTTATCTCGCTGATCAGTCTTCCGTCTACGGAATCAGATTCTTTAAAACGAACTGTGTTTATCTCTCTTTTTAGAATTTCTTTCTTGCCAGTCTTTTCGTTTTTTACCTGTACTGGTCCAAAAGCTCCCATTACTTCTACCGTTTCTCTTCCAAACGAAACATAATCTGTAATATCTGCAAAGGCAATATCCATATACATTTGAAATATATCTTCTTCTGACAGAAATTCCCGATTAAGGCGGTTTTGTTTGAGGTTGTGGATTTCGTTTTTTACCTTGTCATTTCTCAGCATCCTGCTTCCATTTTGCATGGCCGATTCATAACTACATTCATACGCTTTCTGATATGCTTTTGTAGCATTAAAGTTCCTTACATAGTAGATGCAAAAAAGCCGCTGTTTATCAGTTAATTCAGAATTTTCTATAACCCGATTAACTTCCTCAACATCGGTTTGCTTTTTTATATTCTTTTTTCGTTTGGAGTACTCCGTATCTTTTTGGAGTACTCCATTCATTTTTTGATTCCATTTATCTTTACATTTCCATCCACTTACTGTCTTTTCTGGAACATTAAGTAGCTTGGATATTTCTCTATTTTGAATCTTACCTTTATGTTTTTTATAAATTTCAAAAGCTTTATCCCTATTAGGGTCTCTTGCTCTTGGCATCATCACCACCTCTTATTTTTGTTTATATTCCCCTCCAGGAATCGAACCTGGGACATTTATGCTCTACCACTGAGCTAAGGGGAGAATTAAAACACGTATGCCAGCACCTTACTAGACAGCCGGTTGCCGCCTGATAGAAAGGGGGTTAACAAATACCACAACTTGTGTTAACTATGGATTGCAGGTGCTGTACATTGTGTCGTTAAATTGCATAAGAAAAACACCCTGTAAAAAATACAGGGTGTCTCTCTGGCAGTTTTCCTCACAAAAGATAGTGAAAAAGGAAACTTCTGTTCCTGCTTCCTCTTCCGTTTTAAACTTTACCACACTTCTTTGCGACATGTACGACATTTGCGACAAACTTTTAAAAATTTTTAAGAAATCTTTCAAATTCCTTCTGAACACTCTTTTCTGTAGTTCGTATATCCATTTTTTCTGCTACTTCTTTCCATGTTAATTTCTCCATGTAGCGATATCGAATAATTCTCTGAATACGTGGTGGAGCTGTATTGATAATTTCTAATGCCTGCAACTTTGTCTCCTCCGCTTTCTCCTTTCTCTCATTTAAAATTAATCGTTTTCTTCTTAAATGTTCGACTTGTCTTCTGTCAGCACCTTTAATGTTAAAGTTTTTTCCTATGTATGGATACTCTTTCATACTTCCTTTTACTTTATCCGAAGTCATCATTGACTCTTCATTTTGCAATGCTTCAATATCTTCCTCTGTTTCTCTAACAAGTTCGCAGGCATCTACATAATCATTGAGAACCTGTTTTATGTTCAAGATAACCACCTCCCGCTATCTATAAATCTTGCCTGTTTTCTTATCTCTGAGTTTAATCCGTCCAAATACTTCAAATCCTCTTTTATTTGCTTCTCTTCTCATATTCTCAACTGTCTCTCTTACAGCGTTAGGCGGCTTATCCGCTGCCTTAATCGCATCATGCGCTGTTTTGTCTTTGTAATGTTCGTGATTTCGTGTATCCATCCTACCACCTCACTTGTTAAGTATGTAAAATACAAATCCTGTATAAATTAATGCTGCTATAATTACTATTGCTTCTGTTATACTCATTCTTGCTCCAATCCAAGTTGTCTAAGCATCTCTCTTTTAAAAGTGCTAAAACGGCAGATTATTGTACCTTCCATTTCCTCAGATACATGCAATCTAATTTCTACATGTGGTGCAGGAAAAATTTTAATTGTTTTTGCTTTCTTCATTTTATCGTCCCTTTCTTTTACTTTACAAATAAACTGGTTATTATTTCTTGTGTATAATGTTTTTTGTCAAGTATCTCTTATTTCTCATGTTATTTTGTAAAATTATATGTGCTCATGCGGTCTGATTGGTTCCCAGTGCTTTTCGGCGTCCTGTTCAATTAATCTATTATGCCGCTCCACGAACTCTTCTTCGCCTATTTCACATTTCATGAACTTCTCTGATAAATTCATATATGTATCCGGTTTAATTGCGTCTATCCGCTCTTTAAATTCGCGTACATCCATCTTCCCGGTAATGAGCATATCTTGTAGTATTCTGGATTCATGGTTCATAGGTCGCTTACTACCTTTTCTCCTCTTGTTTTATATATTTTGCATTTCTAAATTCAATAATTTCCAGTGGGTCAAAGTATTCTTTGCACTTCGGACATCTCGGAAGCATATTTTTTCTATACGATTCTTCCATCTCGCGAAACACCCTGCTCTTACGCATTCTTTTTAGCTCTTTATTTGCTTCTTCTGAATAAAATTTTACTTTTTCTTTTAATCGATTGGTTTCTTCTCTTAGTTGCTCATGATATCTTGCGATTGACAACATTGCCTCAAATGGATCCACAACCGCTCCGCAATCTCTACACATAATAATTCGATTTTCAACACTAAGCTCATAATGTGGAGGATTGCATGTACATATTTTCTTCATTCCATTATTGATTCTTAATAAATCAAAGCTGACAGTTTTTTTCTTATCCATCCATTTCCTCCAAATAGTTTTTTCCAAAGAGCTTCATAAACTCTTCTCTTGTATGATTCTGTTCAAAGGCTTTTTGTCCATCCTGGCGAAGTTCTCTCATTAATTCTGCGTTGTTGTGTACCGCTTCCTTACCGTTTATGTGATGGTCTAAACATAAATAGACTTTTAATCCTTCTGCTTCCGATTTGTCTCTATTCGAACCCCCAAAGATGTGATGTTCATGGACTGCTTTCTGCCATTCGTAGTGTGGCCGCATCTTCATGCATAGATAGCATGGACTTCCCTTCTCTTGGAGTATACTTGGTTTATGTTTCTTTCGTCTTTTCAATTTAGGTCTCCTTTCTCCTCCGGATTTATTCCGGAGGAATAACAATGGCATATAGTTCCCATGGAACCGTTGATAAGTTTCGTGTAATATGTAAACCCTTAGAGGGTGTCCAGCTATTTTTCCATTTCCTCACTCAGCCAGTTTTCTACGTCTGTGATGCTGTTAAAGGTTAGATGGTGGCTCTTGTATCCCAAGTGTAATAATTCGGCTACTTCTGAGATAGACATGGATTTCATTTTATCCCAGCGAACGATTAGCTCTTTATCCTCTTTTAAAACCTCTTCCTTGCTTGGGATTAATGCGGGTTTTGACGGTTTTTGCGCCGGCGCAATCATTTCCTTTTCCTGCTCCTTCTCTCCCTCTGGTTTCTCTGGGTATCCCACGTTCTTTTCTGTGATGGGTTCAGGGATATCGTTATTGGTTTCATGTTCTGTTTCACTCTGCTGAGGCTTCGGTATGTTCTCGTTCTCTTCTGTCTTTCCGACATTTCCTCCATTCTCAATACTATTTCGTTCATTATCTGCTCTACTTCTGATGCTGTCTTGTTTATTGTCTTTGCTATCTCCCTTAAATCCATCTGTGTTTTCCTCCCGTGTTGCATCATCTGGTTCATATTTTTCTAGGACCTTAGCCGTTATCTTTGTAAACTCTTCCCAGGATATTTCTTTTGCTACCCCGGAGTATTTTTTGATATTTATCTTGTTCTCATGAAATAGGATAAACCAGATGCCCTTCCGGAAAGACCGGCTTCCACTTGGAGCAATTAATTCGCGTAAGGCTTTGGGATCGTCTTTTACCGTTACCGCTTTTCTTACAAGTTCTTGTGACACATAGAAGTCTCTGATAAGTTGCTCTATGTCGTCATCCGCTCCCTGTTCCGGATCTGACTTGTTAAAACGGTTTAATTCTCTAATGTCCTCTCGGCTCGTCTGCGGAGTGATCATGTTTAAGTCGGCATCAGGAAGAGCTAACATGGCTGCAAGCTTACTTTGGCCATATTCTAAAAATTCCGGCCGGAGTTCTTCAGAATTGCCGCCTACAGAATATTTTTTGTTTATCTGAATGAATCTTGTTGTATCTGATGGAGATAAGCCGCATTCTGCTTTAGCAAATTCTGCGATACTTTTATAGCCATCTTGCTTGTATAATTCGTTATCATCTATTTTGCGTAAGAGGTAACCGATTTTTACGAAATCTTTCTTTAAGCCATTTATTTTATCTCTTGCTGATGATATGCCTTCTTTTAACTTTTTCTTGATATCTAACCATTCCGTTAGAGTAATCTGTTTATACTCCATATTGCCTCCTATACTGCCGCTGCCATAATCGGTTGTTTCATTGTTTTAAGTCTTTTTGTATATTTGTTCAGCAACTTCTCAATTACTTTTTTATCTGGCTGTCTATCAAATTCTGAATAAAACTGTATGATCTTATCCGTTTTCAGGTTAATTTCCACTGTGTAATATGCTTTTTCTAAATCTTCTTTCTTACGAAGGAATAAAATCCACGTTTCTCCTGCTGCCATTTTCTTCATGTAGATATCACTTGCTCCTACACAATGATGAAGTTCTCTTCCTTCTTTCATTAGCTCCTTGCACTTACCGGCCGGATTCTTATCCCAGAAGTCCTGTTCAAACTCATCTGCATTATTGATCGTTCCGTAATAGACCTTTCCGTATGTTTTTCCCATTGGAATAAGTGCCCGACATTGTTCAAATAACTTAATCTCTTTCCCTCCCTTGCTCCAGCGGCATATTGCTTTAAATTGTCGTTCTACCCATCTATCATTACATTTCTGCAATATCACTACTGGAGTATGTTCAACTTTTTGCTTCTGACGGTTATTTACAGATGCTACTTGATTGCACTTAGGGCAGTGGACAATCTCTTTATGTTTCCATTTTTCCTTTACTGATCCGCTCCTTTTGCAGGCAGTACAGATATATGCCGTTCCCTTACCTTCTCTTTTTGAAAATAAAATGTGACCCGGAAATACTTTTTCATCCAGCCAACGTTCCATGTCTTCTGTGACGCAAGGAACGTCTGACATTTCCTTTTCAATCCTTTCAGACTTTCTTTTATTCGCTCTTGCTCTCTTGATTTCACTTAAATTAGTTTCATAATCATCGACATCGCATGAATCCAAGAAATCTGTTACTCTTTGTTTATCCTCTTTTGTATTCCAGATAAATTCTTTGTTGCTCCAATAATAAGCTTCTTTTTCAACAGGTAAGTTCTTGCACATTCTTGCTACATTATCTAACCTGCAGGTTGTCCATTTATCGTTAATCCAGGCATAATGATTTTCTTCGTCTGCGAAATAGCGGGCTTTTAATTGATTTTTATAATACAGGCTAATTTCTGCGGCTTTTTCACCACCAACTTCCAGAATCCGGCTTTTTGCTATTACTTCTTTTTCGCTCTTCACATCTGACAAAGTGCATGGAGGTATTTTCAAAAACTTTGCTCTTTTCACGCCCTTTTACCTCCTAAGTAATAATCAAGAATGATTTCTTTTGCCTTACCCATGTTCGGAATGCCAAGAGTCACTTTACTGTTACTCACTCCCGCCATTTTCAACATTTCCTTCTCAATCGGAACTTGATTTTTAAAGGACCATTTGAGTATTGCCGCTATGCAGCCTTTTAAACTTTTACCTCTTTTTCGTACCTGGTGAGCAAGTAAATCATTCTCTGAAATCTGTACTCTTAAGTACTCCACCCAGTCTTCCATGATTCCCTTCAATTTAAGTTCTGCTACTTCCACATCGATTTTTCCGTATGCTGCCGTTTCGGCATCGCACAGCTCCATGATATCCCCCGACAGATAGAGTTCTGCGAAATCTTCCGGGATTCCGTTTTCTTTTGCCATCTCTTTTAGGCTCTTTATATCTCCCTCATTAAATAGATTTTCCGCGAGTGTATTGATTTCTTTGTAACTACTCATTTCTCCGAATTTATCAAACATCTTTCTTCATCCTTTCTATCATCCATTTTGTGTAGGTATGTTTACCCGGTTCGGACAGGAGCAAGTGATTTTCTGCGATAGAATGAAGTTCTTTCCACTGATCTGCATTAGCAACTGGCTTTCCTTTTGAAGTCATATATCCATTTTCCTCCCAGTTATCCACATTTTTCTCCAACATGGACAAGATATACACATTTTCAGTGTGGATATGCACTTCACTCTCTTTAGTAAGTCTCTTCATTGCTTCTATCAATGCTCGCAGAACTATACTGTGATATGTTCCCTCCGCTTCCCCAAACTTTTCCTTCGTCCATATCGCTCCTCTTAAGCTACACTCCAGCACATATCCATACTTACGAAGTTGTCTTTTAGGAGCTTTACTGTCGGTTTCTATGTAGATATGTACTTCCATCATTCCCTCCTTTTCAACTTTAGTAATGTGTACTCTCTATACGGATAGTTCGTAATAGGGTTGATTCCCTCATAAACAGAATCTGGATCCACATAGTACCCTTTCGGAATCCGAATCTTGTTCCACGTTTTCCACCTGATATATACTTTCCGCTCTGGCTCCGGCAATGGTAGGTTGCGTGAGGTCGAATAGCTTGTCTCTCTAAGACGCTTATCTGTCTGAGGAGTCTTTGTTATGTAAGCTGCTAAATTTCGAAATCCCCCTCTTTCATATAGCAACTGATTTATCACTTTTCCCTTACTCCATGCTTTTCTAAGAATCAAATCAGTATCTTGAATTCTGTTTATTACCAAATGTACATGCCAGGCATTTCTGGTTCCCACCTCAATATTTCGAATCCATCTTGCTTGTTCCCCTCTCTTTTTGTATTCTCTGCGTATTACTTTCATTGCATCAGAAAAGTCTTTCTTAGCATCTTTCATATCTTGAGGTCTGTTCTCTTTCTGGTATGTCAAGCAAGTAAAGTAGTCTCCCTCGGAAAAATATTGCATCAATTTCCTACGACACTTCTTCTCTTTATTCTTCTGATTTACCTTTGCCATCTGCTCTGGAGTAATTTTTTTTCGTTTCTCTCTTTTCGCTCCAGGGCTAGGGTACCTGTAGGTGTGCATTTCCTCTACATCTATTCCGTTTTTCGTCTTGTATATTTTCTTTGTATAACTCATATTTCAATATCCTCAGAGCCTATCTTTAATACGTTGTTCAAGTTCCATCCGGGTCTTTCACCCCGGTTTTTTCTTGACATTATTGTTTTAAGATAGTACACTTTAGATATCGTTATTTAGCGTGTACCATCTTGGTATTTGCTTAAGAGGAGTCAAATATTTGGCTCCTCTTTTTTCATACAATCACATAATTCTGTTTAACCACTTTGCTTCTTTGCTCTGCATAACTTTCTGCTTCTGCCATCGTTCCACAGAAACACTCTAGTTGTCCGTTCTGCCAGCGAATTATTTTCGCCGGATTTTCTTTATTTTTCTTGTAATACTCCATTTTTCTTCATATCCATTGCTATCCACTCTTCCAATGCAGCTTTCCGCTCTAAGAGACGCGATGATGCAGGTTGCAATTCAAGAGCAGCTTTTGTCTGGCGATACTTATACATTACAAAATTAATTACCATCTTTTATCCCCTCATCTATTAATTCTTCAAGGTATTCAATGCAACTTTCATATGCCTCACGTTCCCCTTCCTCACCTGCATATATGTGAAATGCCTCATCAAATCCTTTTGTTTTATCAAATTTACCCACTGCAATATGTACATCCATGCCGTAATTATCGTAGGTTAGTAATATTGTATTTCCTGCTTTCATTGCCAAACTAATCTTTCTGAATAAATATTCTGCATCTTCTGCATCTAACGGATCTTCTTCTTTTGGTTCGTTTTTTGCCCCCAACAATTCTCTCATCCGTCTTGTAAAGTCTTCTTCGCAGATTAGATAAGGGCGTTCCTCTGCTTTCATTGCCTCCTCAAATGCTTTTCTCATCTGTTCGTGCATTTCTTCCGGAATCGAATTCTTTACCAGCCAAACCGCCGTTTCTAATTCTGAAATATAATCCATATCATTTCCGGCTATTTCTACAATTCCTCTTGCTAAATTAACTTTAAGCATAATTTTTCCTTTCGTTTTTCTCCATTTTGGAGTATACTATAATTGGTTTTATTACTATGTGCCCATCGGGAGTTGCCGCTCCCCTAAGGGCACGTTTTTATTTGTTCTCATTTTTCCGTCTTTCTTCCGCTTCTAAATTGCGCGTCATTTTAAGTTTGCACTCAAATTGGTCTTCTAGTAATGCGTGCAGCAGATTATAAACTCTATCTGTAAATTCTTCTGGATTGGAGTCTCCCCAATCCATCCATGTTGTACCGTCTGGATTTGTATGTAACTCCACTATAACCACCCCCTTCTTTACAATATGCAGTTAAATTTCTTATTGCTCCCTTCACCTCTATTATTACTTCATACATTACTTCAAGCATAACATTGCAATTAACATTAAAATAATTAACATCTGTACATAAATAATTCTTCGATACATCTGTCGTCTGCGGTATATCACTTTGAAAAATTCTTCTTCCTCTGGTGATATACCGTGAAGTTCAAAGAATCCATCTCTTTCTTCTATCTTTCCCTCCTATCCTGCTTTCTCGGACCTTCCCATATAGGCTAATTCCTCATCTTTTCACCTAAATATTTATTGACATTTTTTTACATTTCCTCTATTATATTATCACGGGATACTTACATACCCGAATACATAAGAAAGGAGATGCAACTATGAAATCATTTGAGGAATTTTGGACTTCTCTTACCGAAGAGGATTTTGCTAATTTTGCTGACATTGCTAATGAAAGAGCTAATTCCGTTGAAACTGAGAATATGATTCCTAATACCATTCTCGGAACTAAAATCAGTATCCAAAACACCATGATGACAATGCAGATTCTTAAGCGTTATCATGAATGGATTTCTGAACAGCTTGATAAATAGCTTTCCCATCAATTTTAGAATCTGGCTTCAAATTATCTTCGATGATTTGAAGCTTTTCTCTTATCTCCTTAAGTTCCTCATGTATACCAATAAGTTGTGATAATATCTTTCCCAAGTTTTCCCTCCTATCCTGCTTTCTCAATATCCTTGACTAGCTGCATCCCTACCATGATGTACTTGATTTTTTTTCGTTCTTCTTCACTCATTTTTTTAAGAAATGTAGCCATCTCTTGCACATCATTTTTTTGTTCCTTTAAATCGTTCTTCCCAATTGTTGCTGCCATCTTTTCACCTCGCTTTCTGTTTTCTATGTAGACATAATAATCTACAAAATAGATTTTGTCAATACTTTTTTGTCTACTTAGCAAACTTTTCTTATTGACCTTTAATTCTAGGTGTGTTATTGTCTTTTAAAGAAAGGAGTATGCAATATGACACAAGGAGAACGAGTAAAAGAGGTAAGAAAAACCCTAGATTTAACTCTTGAAAAATTCGGAGAGAAACTCGGCGTAAAAAAAGCCGCACTTTCTGCTATTGAAAATGGCAAGCGCAACTTAACAGAGCAAATGATAATTTCTATTTGTCGGGAATACAATGTGAATTATGATTATTTAGTATATGGAGATGGGGACATGTTTGACCGTTTTCCAGAAACAATATTGGATGAGCTGTGTATTCAATACCATCTTGATGATGAAGATCGCGACATTTTAAATCTTTACTTGGAACTTCCCGCAGATGCTAAGAAAGCATTAAAAGAAACAATCCGAAAAATTTTCAGGAAATAACAGCAAAAAAAGAAAGCTACGCATTGGCGAATGATGCGTAGCTTTCTCTTTTGCTGTTATAAGAATTGATTTAATGAATCCCATGGATATATACAAATTTTACTATTTTGTATATGTACTCAAGTGCTCCCTTGCTTGTGATTTTCCTTATTATTCTTATAATACGTTCCTGATACTCAAACTCTGTCATGTACATATCCTCCTTATCATTTTCTGTCTTTTTTAATTTTATCACACTTTTGTCTGATAATATCATCCTGTCCACAAACGTGGACACTTTTTCACTTGTATTCGGACTCATGAAGGTCTTCCACTCTTACATGCAGATATTTCGCCAATTCCTCCATTGTGTCCATGCGTGGCATACACTTACCTGTAGCAATATTATGCAATGTAGATTTACTGATTCCCGTTATAATCTCTACCTGTCTATATGATAACCCTCTACTTTCCATCAGTTCTGCTAAAAGTATTTTCATCTCGTCTCCTATTGGCATTTTTAGCTTTTAACTTAGGATTATCTTATTTACGATAAAAATACGATGTTTCTTTGCAAAATAAAATTACAGGTCTATCTATATTATGATAGATTGCGTAATAAATAATTTTATTAATCCTCCTTTCAGTTCCAGTGTACTAAATTTAAAATCAAAATAATTTTTGTAAGAAAACTTCAAAACACATCCCTTCCACCATCCGTTCCCCTTTTTGCTTATAAAAAAGTGATTTCTTTCAGATGTGTTATACTGAAAATTTCTCTTAAAAATGTTCCTATAAATTAATGCAGTCTTCTTTTCTCGAAAGACCCCTTTTGATTTAAAAAATATATTTTTATCATTCCATAAAGACGGTCAATACTTATATACATTTCACAATTTTTAGTGTATAATTGCACTTATAACTATTTAAATTTTTATTCATACGAGGAAAAGGAGAAAAAACTTATGAAAAAGAAATTATTAGCTCTTAGTTTAATTGCAGTAATGTCATTGTCATTTACCGCCTGTGGTGGTGGAAATACAAGCTCCTCATCTGACACTAAAACGAAAACCGAAGCTACTACTGCCGCTCCAGAGGCTACCACAGAGAAAAGCGAAGAGTCTTATCAGTCTATTTTAGATAACTATACTCAAAAGCTTAAGGATGCTACTCCTGGCTTAGTAGATGAATTTAATAAAGAAGCTTCAGAAAAATCCAGAGATGTAAATGCTCTCGCCGGAATTTGTAACTCAAAAGTTGAAAAGTTGGCTGAGATTTGTAATACTGGTGTTGGAGAAATGGCAGATCTTATGAATAAAAACGGAGATGACTACTCAAAATACGAAGAATGGGCTAAAAAACTTCAAAATGTTTATGCTACGCAATCAAAAGAAATTCAGGATGCATATACTTCTGTTGCTACAGGTCAATAATATTTTGCGCCGGCACAATTGCTATTATTTCTTGTATATAAAAAAAGAGCAGCTTATTCGCTGCTCTTTTCTTTTTTACAATAGTCAACCTTCTGAGACACCTTTTTGCTCATTTTACATTTTTGACAATTCTTTTATTTTCCCCTTGACGTAAGTATACTTACGAGGTATAATTTAAGTAAAATCATGAAAAGAGCGTGGAACTTAGTAAAGACAGCAGGTCTTTCTATCTCCGAAGGACTTAAAAAAGCATGGAGGGAAGTAAAGAATATGAAGAAAAAAATTAATAATACTTTTACAAAGATCCCAAAAATAAAAAATGGAAAGTTATACAATGAAAATGTTGGAACTGTATTAGATTCCGAATCTAATTACCTCACATTTAAAGTGTGGGAAAAAGGCTCAAAGAAACGTATATATGTAAATGATTACAAGTGCCGTACAGTTGGTTATATTGATTGCAATAACAATAACGCTATCGTTTGTGATTACAGAGAAGGAAACGAAAATCATGATACAATTAAGTGGTTTTTAGAAAACTACGAAATTAATTGGGAGAGAGGTAGAAAGATGAATATCAAAGAAGCTGTAAGAACAGTTATGGATAGCGACTACGAAGTCATCGGAATTCGTCACATCACATCTGATGAATCTTATAAAGTCGGGGATTACGCTCGTAATTCTTACGACTGGGACATCGAAAATGGTGTGTCATCATATGAGACGGATCCCAAAGAATTAGACGGTACGTGTGCGTATTTTACAGACATCGACACCCTGGATGATGAAGAAGAAGTCGAAAAAAAATTACTCATTGCATTAGAAGAAAGCAAAGTTTATTCAGGAGCTGCCATTCTTCTCGGTGGGGATAGATATGACTGGGGTAATGATGATAATGAAATTATCATCGAGGACGCAGAAGTGTTGTATATTTTTTAGGAGGAAATATGAGCAGACGATCGTTGGTAGGGGTAACCCGCGGTGATATGCAAGCTGTCGAATACCTTGGAAACAAAATGTATCGGTGTAAATGCATTCGATGCGGGTGCGAGCAGATACTGAGTAGCTCGCACTTAAAAGATACTACCAGGTGTCAAGTATGCGGGCAAAAATTCAAAAAAGACATTCGCGGGCAAAGATTTGGATCGCTAACTGTTATTGACTATGACAAGGATGGGAAATGGCTGTGCAAATGTGAATGCGGAAACACTATAAGTGTAAAGTCTAACAATTTAAAGCGTGGAAATACTCGCTCCTGCAGAAAGTGTCATAAAGGTTTTTTTGACAATCCCTATTTGGTGGAGGGCACGTTGGTGACCGATCTCACACAAGGAGTCAGAAAAAATAATACATCCGGAACCACCGGGGTGTACTACAATAAGAGAAAAAGGAAATGGTATGCAGCAATGATGTTTCAAGGGCAAAATTATTTTTTTGGTTATTATAGTAATAAAAAAGACGCCATTGCTGCAAGAAAAGAGGCGGAAGAAAAATTGCATGGTCCATTTTTAGAATGGTACGCAGAAAATTATCCAGAGCAATGGGCTAAAAAGCAGAAAAAATTAAACAAGGAGAACGAATAAATGGCAGAAAAGAAACTATGTCGTCAAGACCGGTGGGATGCAAAAAAAGGAATTGCGGCCAAAACTTATAAAATTGACAAACAGGTTGCTGAGAATTTTAAGCAGGCCTGCAAACAAGTAGGTGTAGGAATGGGACCACAGCTCACGGCGATGATGCAAGAATTTATTCGAACAGTGTCAGAGTCTGACACGAAGGAGGAATAATGCATGGAGAAAAAAATCAGATGTGCTATATATGACAGGGTATCGCACGAGCTTCAGGTCGAAAGGGGGCACTCTCTCGAAGCCCAGAAGGAACTCTTAACGCAATATGCTATCAGTCAAGGATACGAAATTGTAGGGTATTACGAAGACGAAGGTATATCTGCTCGAAAAAAGATGGGGGATCGTAAAGAATTATTGAGACTTCTGGAAGATGTAAAAAACGATAAAGTGGATATCATTCTGGTTACCAAGCTTGACCGTTGGTTCCGATCTGTTAAGGATTATCATAACACTCAAGCGATATTAGATAACCACAACTGTTCCTGGAGAACAATTCTTGAAGACTACGATTCTTCAACCGCAGATGGACAGCTTAAAATTAATATTATGCTCTCTGTGTCCCAGAATGAAGCAGACCGAACTAGCGAGCGTATTAAAACGGTATTTGGCTACAAGAAACGTCATAAGAAGGCTATCTCGGGATCCGTACCGTTTGGCTACATGATTGATGATGAAAAAAATGTAATTAAAAATCCTGATCAGTCTGAGATTGTAGAGGCTGCATTTAAAAAATATTTATCTACTTTCAACAAGTGGGGTACCCTTGATTACCTGAGAGATATTTATGGGGATGCCGCTCCAACAGAAAGTCAATTACTTGCCATGTTTGAACATCCAGCTTATGTTGGTACTCTCTTTGGAGTAGAAAATTTCTGTGAACCTTATATTACTCAGGAAGAACGAGAGAAAATTATGACGGTAAAATCTCAAAGAAAGCGTGTAATGACCGGCACTGTATATCTATTTTCGTCCATGATTATTTGCCCTTGGTGCGGTAAAAAGTGGTCTGGAATGGCAAATAAATATCGCCGTCAAGATGGAGGACTAACTATTCATCCTGCATATCGTTGCTCTAAATATTATTACACCGGTAAAGGCAGACATCCACACCCTTCTTTGTCAGAGCGCAAAATCGAAGATTATCTGAAAGAAAATTTATTTGACCTTATAAATGCACGAATCTGTGAACTTGAACAGGGTGATCGTGATGAACCTCGTAAAAGAAAGAATCGCTTAAAGAACATCCAGCTAGAGATGCAGCGTTTAAATTTTTTATTCCAGAAAGGAAGAATCGGCGTAGATTATTACGAGCAAAACTATTCCTCTCTCGAAGAAGAAACGAAAACTTTGCAGGAAGATTCCAAAGTCATACAAATAAATCGTTTGAAGCAAATCGCCGTTTTAGGAGAATCTGATTGGTTAGAAATGTATGATACCCTTGACCGTCCACACAAGAAGTCCTTCTGGCAGGGTATCATAAAGGAAATTCGTCTTGATAAAAAGAAAAACATCACTGGCGTTATATTTTTATAGAATTCTGTCTGTATATTTTATGCTTACCCTGATGGGGAGACCGGAGCTGCGATGCGTTATCTCTCCCAACGATTTGCCATGCCTTACCGTCCTGTTATGGGTATCCTCACAGATATAGGTACAGAAGCATCAAAATATGAATTTGTAGATTTGGTATAGACGAAAAAAGAAATACTGGCATATTCCATCTGCTCTATAGTCGCTGTGTTTAAAATGCTCGTTCGCATCTTAAACACGCTCCGAAGCCGCATCTGGGATATGCCAGTA